GGTTGGCGGAAAACGAACCATTACCAACGCACTCCGAACGAGCGGAGGCAGTGGCATTTTGGAATCAGTGCAAATTTTGGATCGAGCCAATCAAAAGGCGGCGATGGAACTTTTCATTTTCGATTCAGACCCGAGTGCGGCCACAATTACGGACAACGCTGCGTTTGTTTTCAGCACTGACGATTTAAAGGTCCTCGCGCACGTCACGATTGCCGCTACAGATTATGTTTCGATCAACAGCAAAGCGGTTGCGACAATCAAAGGACTCGGGGTGGCGTTGAAAGGAAATGCAACTTCCACACTCTATGCGGCCCTTGTGACTACAGGAACTCCGACGTATGCAGCTACAACGGACCTCCAACTCATTTACGGGATACTTCAAGACTAATGCCCAATCCGGTTGTCAATAGGAGGGCCCCTATCGCCCGAAGCGGGTTTACTTACGACTCCGAAGTTTTGGATTGGATAACCCGTGTAGAGGGCTTCGGTAGTAGTGTCCCCCAGGCAACCAAAGATGCCGCCAACACTTTTATGGTGACAATCAAAGCTCTTGGGCTTCGATCTAAGATTCTGCGTATGGGGGTATATGCGGGGGCAACTAAGGCGGCGTGTCAAGCTCCATTTATTAGGGACGTGGGAGCGGCGGCTGATACATTCACGGCGGCGATAACGGCAGCAACCTGGATATACTCCGAGACGGGCGCGGGAGGCGGGCTCAAATCCACAGGAAGCGACATTCTAAACACCGGAGTGGCTGCTGATAACGCTTCAATGGGGTTGGAGAACTATCACATAGGGGTGTATAAAACTACAAAAAACGCCAACATTTCGATGGGAGCAGGAACCACGGGGGTAGGAGTAGTGTATTTCTTTTTCGATACAGCGGCTGATAAAGCTTATTACACTATGTTTAGTTCAACTAATGACATACCTCTTATAGCTGATGCAGGTCAGATAGGGCATTATGTAGCATCTAGAAATGGGACTTTAACTGCATTTAAAAACGGGAGTTCTGTTGGATCGAACGCCACACCAGCGGGAGCCCGACCGTCAGGAGAAATCCTGGTTCATAATGCCAGTCTCAACGGCAATCCGTGGCCATCCTCAGCCACACAGTCTGTTATGGCTTGTTACCATCTCGGAACTTTTCTAACATCGGGAGAAGTAGCTAGTTTATACACTCCTATACAAGCTTTTCAAACTGCTCTAACTAGGAATGTATGAAGAAGTTTCTTGAAGAACGCGACAAACGATACGACGAACGCTTCAAGGCGCAGGAGGCCGCTATTCTCAAAGCGGAAGCAGCCACGGAACGACGATTTCAGTCGGTGAATGAGTTCAGGCAGACCCTCAGCGACCAAGCGACCGGATTTTTCATGCGTAACGAAGCCTTGATGAAATTCGATAGTTTCGATGAGAAAATTGACGGTTTGAAAAAAGACATCCAGAGTTTGCGGGAGTCGAGGAGCGAATCTGCTGGTGGAATTTCAACCACTGGTAAGTTGATTTCCATCGTCATCGCGGGCGCGGCAGTGGTCCAGGTTATTTTCCATTTTTTTAAGCTTTGAAAAACCACCTACCATGAAAATCTTTTGTAACATATTGTTGTTGGTTCTTGTGACCACGGGATGTTCAGTTTTCCCACTTAAACCGGGGAAAAGTTTAATTTCCCCCCAGCAGGTCGTTTTGCAGCAGTCACAAAACCCGAAGACGGATTCCACTCAAAAATATGAGAAGACGGTGGAAACGGTTTTCGCTTTGCCCGACGAACCATCAGTTGTCGGAAGGCCGATTAAAACCACAGTAACCGAAAAGGTGGACACAAAAATAGGAGCAGCCCAAAAGGACACCGCCCGGGAAATAGGCGCAAAACTTTCGTCTATGAAAGGTATAATGTGGATTGGTGTTCTGGTGTTTTTATTTGGTGCGGCAAGTGCTTTTTATCCACCTTTGAAAGCGATTGTAGGGAGCGTGACCACCAGTGCGGTGATAACCGTGTCGGGGCTCGTTCTCATTGTTCTTCCCACGTTGATTGTTGGAAACGAGATTTTAATTTTGTCAGTAGCGGCTGGAGCAGCGGGTTTTTGGTGGTTTGCACACCGACACGGAGGCATCCATGCGGAATTGAAAACTCTTAAAAAATGAACAGAAACCATAATCACGGATGTTCTGAAAATCCTTGTCGGATTACGGTCCACAATACCGCAAACTGCGAGTCACTCCCGTCGCAAATCGGAAACTTCACAGCGCAATTTTTTGGAACTATCGTCAAGACAGAAATTGACGGAGCGGTCACATGGTCTCTGCCTTGCGGACTTGACGTTGGCCTACCTAATAATCCGAGGGGAGCCGGGGAAGGAGTCGGGTGCTATTTTTTACGACTCTTCGAGGAGGGAATCATAGGTCTAACCGGACCTGAAGGAGCAAAGGGCGATCCGGGTTGCAACGGTATCAACGCTTTTACTGTCACACTTCAGTCTTTTCAGCAGCCGACCCAGGCAAGTCCAGGCGTTACTGTTCTCACAGCATTTAATCCAGCGATTGCAAAGGACTCGTATGTTTTCATCTCTCAGTCGGGGCTGTATTTCGTCACTAACGCGGACGCGAGCGGACTTCTTTCCCTCGTTTTAGTAGCTCCAATTTCCGGGGTATCGGGAACCGTTTCCGCAGGAAAAACAGTCGTTCCTTCCGGTCCACCTGGAGGACCACAAGGTCCGCAAGGAGTGCAAGGGAACCCAGGTCCGGCAGGCCCGACAGGTGCAACGGGTCCGGCAGGCCCACAAGGAGCAACAGGTCCGCAAGGTGCTACGAGCACCGCAGGAAGACCGAACTTTTTGAATCCGGTCGAAGCTGTTTTTGACTCAGGGGCGGTTCACGATTGGACTAGGTTCAATAGTGTGTCAGTTCCGGCGACAGCCTCCGCAATTATTTTGATGGTTACTTGGAGTTTAGACGGCCCAGTGGCGTCTAACCCCAGTCTTTTGATTAGGCCCGCATCGGGTGGACCGGAATTGAATTTTGTGACTACTTCGGGGGTCGATGGAGATGATGTTGGCACCAATCAGGCCCTTTTTTCGGGATTCGTTGTAAGTGGTTCAATAGGATTCGATCATAAAATACTTCTAGGATTCAACTCTTGCAAGGTTGATGTGGTGGGATATTTCTCGTAAAATGTCATGCGACTGCAAATGTTCATGCGGAGGCAGCAAAACCAATTGCGGCGGGGGCGGTGGTTGCGCGTGTTCGTGCGGTTGCGGGTGTGATTGCTGCACCCCTCAAGTCACCCCTCAAGTCACCCCCCAAGTCTCAACCACAATCGGCGGTTGCACGCCCGTTCTGAGGCTCGATATTCACTCCTGTAGGGCACCCCAGGGAGGCGAGATGACCATCCGCGCTCCAATTTACCTTTTAACCGTGGAGAACCCTTTGGATTCGGTTTTACGCGATTCTGAAGGGCGTCCAGTGCTCGATTCGAACGGGAGAACCCAGTCCACAATCGTTAATACGGCTGTATCTGAAACTTGCTCGTAATTTGGTGGCAGAAACGTTGGTTCGGAATCACTGTTTATTTATGAAAGAAGTCGAATTGAACATCGAATTGGGGGATAAGTCGTCAGGTGTGGCGATGACTCAAGGGCCGTCAGGTTACCTACCCGAGTTCACGTTTTCAGAGGATAAGCCTTGCGACATTCCCGACGAAGGGACTCTGACGATTGAATACCGTCTCATCCGGCATTCGACCGACACCAAAGACGAAGACCGCCCGCTATACACCTACACAGTCGAAGTTAAAAAGCTTCTCACGGCGGTTGCGGAATACGACGACGCCCCATCAAAGCGAGACCGGTCTGCGGACGACGCTCTCGACGCTTTGGCGAAGGAAAAGATAGAAGAACGGGAGGAATACTGAGTGGAGACGACTTTCATTTACGTCTTGAACGATCCTCGAACCGGGCAAATCCGTTATGTCGGGAAGGCGGATAATCCTTTCCGCAGGTGGCAATCTCACTGTTCTGCGGTCAAGCGTCGGACGCACAAATCAAGTTGGGTTTTAGAACTTCGTAGGTTGGGGTTGGTTCCGGAACTAGAAATTTTGGAGGAAGTCCCTTACAACCAGTGGGAAGAAATCGAACGCGAGTATATTCGAGTTTTTCGAATGGTCGGGATTCGGTTGACCAATTGCCAATCAGGAGGCGAAGGACCGGGCAGCAAATCAGAGCACCACAATTTCGGAAAACGATGGAAACACTCCGATGAAGAGAGGGCTGCAAAAAGTTTAAGAATGCTAGGTCGAAAGGTATCTTCGGATACGTGTAAAAAAATCAGCGTTGCTCTAACTGGTAAAAAACTATCTCCCGAACACGCTGAGAAATGCCGTAAAGGGGGTCTCGGAAAAACTCCCTGGAATAAGGGCTTAGAAATGCCGGAGGATTACAGAAAAAAACTGAGCCTCGCTCATATTGGGCAACCAGCGTGGAACAAGGGAATGACAGGGGAGAAGAGTCCGTTCTTCGGGGTTAAAAAATCACCTGAGTCTATATTCAAAAGGTTAGAGACTTTACGTAAGCGGAGAGAGGAGAAAAATGTTCCAGTTGTCTGAGGTCGAGGCAGAGGCCCGGAAAATTCTCGGAGCTTGCAGTGACGAGAAATTTTTTCACTGGTGTTTTGATGCCGTTCAAATGTTGAGTGGGAAGATCGATCTTGAGTCGCTCAAGGGATATTTGGATTTGTGCGTGCGCGGGTGTTCGTGCGGCGAATCGTCCTGCCGTCTAGGAGCTAATTGCGGAAAGAAATGCCTTGCGCTCCCCCGCGAGGTCCAGACGATTTTAAGCATTCAGATTGGCGGACGACCGACGCTCGGATTCGCTCAAAATTTTTCGTTCCACTTAAACGGTCCTGGAGATTGTAGGCAGTCTTGCGACTATTCGTGGGAAGATAAGGGAGCGTTTTATTGCACTTACCGCGATCTTATTACTCCCGCGAGGCTAGTCACACATTTGCAGTCACCAGAAGACAACGGCAAAGAATTTACAATTTTCGGTTTCGATATTGATGGGAACGTCCTTCGTAGGGAAGTTGGAGGTGTGTGGATGGATGGTCTATCTTTGCCCACAATCTACGGCGTTGCGGTCCCAGAAGCGACAGCCCCTTTAGTAGCTCGAATTACCGGGATTACAAAATCCGAGACAGCGGGTTCAATAAGATTGGCAACCACTGATAGTGACGGACAGTCAGGAGTTAATCTAGGGACGTATTTTCCCGACGAAAAGACACCCCAATTTCGAAGGGTAACTTTGAACCGGGCGTGTTCGTGGGTTCGCATAGCCTACACAAAAACGTCGCCGTTCTTCAAATCGCGTTTCGATCACGTTCCGCTTACTAGTAGGCTTGCATTCATTCTAGCAGTTCAGGCACGCAAAGCGTATGCAGCACTCGACATCGCTTCGGCCCACAGTTTTGAAGCAGACGCGGCCCGCTTAGAGGGAGAGCAACAAATGAAACTCGAAGCGCCTTTGTATTTTCCGATACAGATCGTTGATCGCAATAGTTTGAAGGACCGCAGTGACCACGATATTCGCTAATGCCCCCCACTCCGCAACGCATCCAGGACTTTGATTCTTCGTTTATTGCTGGAACTAATAGTTCCATCGATCCTTCTCAACTGCCCTTGGGTTACGTTTGGTCGGCGATAAATACTATCAACGTAGGGGGCGTCATAAGCTGCCGCCCCGGAATGAGATGCCTTCAAAAACTCCCCAAAGGAAATCTTCAGGGCGCATCTATTTTTCGCCCAGCCGTTGGACTCGAACAAATGCTGATTGCAGTCGAGGGAAAAATTTATGTCAGCGACTACCCTTTCAAAAATCTTCGGCAGGTAGAGAACATTCAGTTTTCGACTTACGCCAAGCAGATTTTTTTTTCTCAAACTGTCCAGGCCGCGAAACGAATTACTCCGGGCGACCTGACATCGGCGATTGAGTTGATTTTACCCAGGGCTGTCGTTATTATGCAGGACGGAGGAACGACGGCCCCAGCATACTATGACGGCTCTACTTCGGGCCACATCAAAGGTGTTCCTTTTGAAACCCCAATTGGTGGGCCGATGTGTTGGGTCGGAGACCGCCTGTGGGTGGCTTCCGGCAACCAAGTTTTCGCCAGCGACATTTCAAATCCATTTTCGTTTATTGAAGAAATTTATTTAGGGGGTTCGGCAGGGTTCAATTTTTCTCGCGAAGTAACCGCACTATCGAAAACTCCCAGTGTCGAATTTCCGCAACTACTCGTCTTCACCGACGAAGATACGAGTCTGATTCAAGCGGACATTCGGGATCGTAGCCAGTGGCCTACCACCATCGGTTTTCAAAAAGAAATTTTGAAAGTCGGCTGTTCGTCAAACCGGGCGGTGTCTTCCCAGTTTGGTCGGTTGCTCTGGTGGTCGAGCGCCGGACTAACAGTTTTCGATCCCGCCGTTTCAAGCAGGATTACTTCTCGCGCTCCCATCCGGGACAACGAAATGATAATCAGCAAGAAATTCTTGAAGGAAGATTTGAGTCTTGTCGCGATGGGAGCATTCGGTCAATGGGTCCTCATTTCGGTCCCTGCGGAGGACACTCTCAACCATCAAACCTGGGTGTATAATAATGCGTCCTTCGAGTCAGTGAGCGACGAGGGAGGTCCCGCGTGGTCGGGTTATTGGCTGGGGACAAATCCCGTTGAATGGGTGTGCGGCATTATCGCTGGCGCTGAAAGGGCTTTTCATGTCAGCACCGATAACGACGGCGAAAATCGTCTTTGGCTATGTTTTACAGACGATAGACTTGACAACGGGTGCCCAATCACATTCGCGATTTTTACTCGCGGAATGTTTGGGTTATCGTCGAAACGCAAGGAACAAGGAGTCGATTGTCGATTTCAATTTGCCGACATTGCTTTTACAGCCATCGAGGAAGACACCGACATCGGAGTTTTTGTTGCGCCGGGAGTTCGTGGGGCATTCAAACCGATTGCCACTCGACGGGTGGCGGTGGAAAAAGGAGTGTTATCTTTCGACCGGGAAATTACTGCCGCTTCGGATTTATACGCTTGGAAACCACAATCGCGAATCGTCCGAACCGAAGATTTATCTCTGCAAGAACCGGCCAACGAAAGCGGATCGTGCCCGGTTGAGTCGAATAAAAACGACGACAATGAGGAGTCTTTTCAAATGTTGATTGTGGGCCATGGTCCCGCAACACTCCGCTGGATTCGCTCTTTTGCTGTCCTTGCCCCTGAAGAGGATTTTGCCGGGAGTGATGTGGCGTGCAAAAACGAAGAAAAATTTAACACGACTCGATTCGACGGAGAATCTGTTTTCGATACTGACATTGCGGTAGCGGCGGCAGAACTAACGGCTAAGGCCCTCCCCGTTTATTTTTCTACTAAGACGGCATCGGTTAGTCAGAGCGGCATAAGCGCGGTTGGGGTAGGAAGCGCCGAAAGCATAGTCTCTCAAGATGCCGCAGACCGGGTAGCGGAACGCATAGCTACCCGAATGGCCGAGGTAGAAATCCAGGCGGCTAGTCCTCAATTTATTTCGAAGGGGCTCGGATTCGATGAATAATTTTCTCGACCTACTTTGGCTTAGGATTCCGCCTCTGCGCTACACAACTCCTCCCGTGTGCGAAGTCGAATTTTCAGCTAGTAGCGGTCCCACAATAGTAGTCTCTGCCCCTGCCATACCCAAAGTGACTGGCCTTAAAGTCATTGATTGCGTTCTGTCATGGGACGATCTCCCCGCTAACTGTCAAGGAAGTTGTCCGACCGTTATCTGCTACAATGTATATCGAGCAGATATAGGCTCTGACCTATATTCCGTATTCGCGGAATGTGTCGATGATACGAGTTTTTCTGTTGCTGGACAGACTGGAAATTTTCGAGTGTCAGCTATTACAACTGAAGGCGAGTCGGACTTGAGTGATGCTGTGAGTGTAGAATGTGGCGATACGCCGCCACCGCCACCCCCGCCGCCGCCAGAACCGACCAGCGAGATTTACAAAAGCATAAACGAGAGTGATTTCGCTTTCACTACTGTTCCAGGGGAATCATCGCTCGATCCGATTTTGACCCTCGGAACAGATTCAGTTCTCGGAGCGATACAACTGGATTGGGACATTCATGCTACCGATATTCTCGACGTAATGAATCCGGGGGACGTATGGTGCTACAAAGTTCGCGGGAAAACACCAACCGAAGGAAATTTTTCGAACGTCGCTTGCGCTGTCCGGGATAAAATTTTTCTGGGGACTGGAGCAGTGGCTTATCCAACGTGGCAAATTGCTTTCGGAGATTTGGTTTCCGATGACATAACTCTAGTGACTTCGCTCGACTTATCGGGTCTTAGAGCGGTTATCGGCGGGACTCTTTCCCTTGATGCCAGCTTTGCTCTGACATCGCTTGATTTGACTAACTTGATTAGCATAAGTGGGGAGTTTCACCTTTCAGTGACGACGATAACGACGCTTTCGCTACCAAATTTTTCTACCCTCGGCGGAGATTTGTTTTTCGACAACACCGCTTTAGTGTCAGTGTCAATGCCCGTTCTGGTTATGTTGAACGGAAATACGTATGCGTTCGATTCAAGCGCACTCGATGCAGCTTCGGTGGAAGGTATCCTAGCTCGCGGAATTGCTTCAGGAGTCACATCAGCGACCATACGACTTGATGGTGGCACAAATGCCGGTCTCGCATCACTCTCTATACAGGGTCAAGCGGATTACGCGGTCCTTGTTTTGGCGGGAAACTCAGTTTCAGTAAATCCGTAATGTCACTACAAGCAACAAACTTAGTAATTTCCGCGTCACATTTGCCTGCGACGTTCAAGGGAACGCCGGATGCCATGTTTCAAGAAATGGTTTCCCGTATGCGGATTCTAAGTCCGACCGGGACATCCTTTTTTGTGGTATCAGACCTGGAGCCCCCCGGAAATTTCGGCCCGTGGCTCAAGTCAGGCACGCAATGGTTCGTGTGGAATCCCGAAACCAAACGCTACCAGCCACTTGACATAAGCGAATCAGAAACGAAATGGTTCACGGTCTCCAGCACGACTCCGACAACTACGACTCCACCAGTGTGGCTGAAAATTTCAGACACCGCTTCGCCTATTTCCTGGAATTTTTACAACGGGACTACCTGGGTCGAGTTCCCGTTCACGATCGAAGATAGATCGATTACACAAGCCAAACTTGACTGGAAGGCTAATTTTTTCGGCACTGCGTCTGGCATCGATAACTATTCCATTTCGTTTTCTCCCGGAACGAATTTCAATCTCGGCGATGGCGCGGCGAATACCTTTTTCTTCATCGTCAAATTTTCGAATGCGAATACAGGAGCGGTGACGCTAAATGTGAACGGCTCGGGCGTCAAGCCAGTGAAAAAGTTCACCGGGGAAAATCTCGTTGGCGGCGAGATCATAGCCGGAAGCGTTCACTTGCTGGCTTTCGATGGGACCGGTTTTCAACTCATCAGTGGACTAGCTCCAATAAAATCGGGTGTCGTTCTTAGCACGGCTACCACCGTCTCAGATGCCACGGCAAATACCGCCGCTTTTATTCCCTACGACAATACGCCTCCTCAGAATTCCGAAGGCGCGGCCTTAAATGATCTTGAAACGGATTTTACCGCTCAACGCGCCGGGTCGAAACTCGTCATCGACATTCGTATATGCGCGTCTGCGGATAACGGAACGGATTTCGTCGTATCGCTGTTTCGGGACAACGAACCGAATGCTTTGGGTTTCAGTTTGACGACGATCAACGGAACGGGAAGCGATCAGGCAGTTTTGAGAGTTATTTTGACCGGAGTTGATACGCTTGCGCATACCTATCGCATACGCTTCGGATCGACACGAGTTGGTGGTGCTACGGTTTATGTCAATTCGACGA